CTTGTTTCTGAAATGAATAAAGGTCCTTTTCCACCAAATTTCTCTTAGCCCTCAAGTACACCAGATTAATGGCGACTTGTGGATCGGAACTTTTTTCGATTCAGGCTAACAGAGTATCGCCTAAGTTGAAAGCATCTAAGGCAATTTTCATTGCACAGATACTTCATCTCACACGATATTAGATTGATTTTTAATCAACCTTATTTGGGGAACAATCTATAAAGTTTTATCATGGGTTCCGTCTTATTAATTATATAAGACTTACCTTGAAATTCTTTATGGATTGAACGGATTAGACACGGATGCCTATCCTTTGGAAGTATTCACCCATGAGTTTCTTGGTTATCAAGGAAGTTTAATAGTAATGGATATCTTTTCCATACACTTATTAAACCATTTATACTAAAACCAGTTACTTCCTCATTAAAGAGTCTGTAACAAAGTTAAGTATTCCTTGGCAACTAAGCTATGGTCTATTCTCAAATCATCCCCTAGTAAGGCATACCCCTGAAAGGCAGTTCTTGGTTTAATCCCCAAGACTTCTGTCCTTAAAGAGGCTACCTAAACTAGTAGATGATGAGTTAGAACCATAGTAGCTCATGAAGAGTACGCTCCCATTAGTTGGCCAGCACCGTAATTTACTGTCTTTATGCTCTTATTGGGCATTCTGACTGTAAATTCATATCCGACCATTAGGTCTTCTCATGCTTGAAATTTCTCTTAACAACCATATAGAAGTTCAACTACTCTTTTTTTAAGAGCAATTGGCATTCTATCAGTTGCTGAGGTTAAATCAATGCTATGAAAAGTACCTATTGGAGCTAATTACTATTCCACTTACTTTAGGAGCTTCAAGTATATCATACTGAACTAAGATTATTTGTGCTAAATTGCACAACCGTCTTAGCAGCGATTTTCGCTGCAGTATTTTGTGTTTGTAGCTTCCATTGTAAGGAGAAGGTACAGGTTCCACGTCGGCTCCGTCCCTCATAGGGCGGGGTGCTAACCCCTCCTACTTGGCGTAGCAGCGAGATACTTGACGTAAGTCACGTTGAACGCACTCTATTTTCCTGTTGTTGGTATAGATACCTCAACCCTCTTATCAGATATATTCTGGTAGGCGATTTGAGACCTAACTATCAAGAGGACGAATACACCATATAGACCTTGTAAAGGCCTGGCTATATTGTACCAAAGGATAGTGTTAAACTTCCTAAAAATGGAA